GGTAATTACCTCGTTATCGGCCCCCCCTGCCCGCTGCCTGGAGAACCATTCGATTGAATTCGTTGCCGGTCGGCGCCGATCCGCCTGGGGGCGTCGGCCCGCCCGCTTTGTTGAGACCTCTGGACTTAGCCCATTCTTTCGCATCTTCGGCGATCTCGTCCTCGGTCGTCCCCCTGAGCCGGTCCCAGTCGGCTTCGGGTATCCCGGCCTCCCGGCCGTATTTCGCCCTCCACTTTTCGAGGTCGCGTTCCGCTTCCAGGGCCGCCGCCCGCTTCTCGGCGGCGGCGTATTTATCCTGGAGTTTCTGAAGTTCGGTCTTGGAAGCCTCCTGGAGTTTGTCGTACTCGGCGGCCTTCCTCCGATATTCTGCGTACTTCGCCTCTTCCTTCCTCTTTTCCTTCGCCAGGATGGAGTTTAGCTCGTCCTGTGTGAAGGTCTTTGGAGGGTCGTTCTCTGGTGGGTTCCCGGAGCCGTTATCGCCTTCCGGTGGCTTGATATCGTCTGTCATAGAATCTTCCCCCGTCGTTTACCGGCGACGGTTGCCGTATGTGATTATGAGCCGGGCATGAACATTTCGCCCGCGTTCTGAGTTTGGAGCTTTTCGAGCGCGCCCTGAAGCGACGCGCCTTCGAGATGGTAGAGCATCCGGAGCGCTTGTTCGTCCCAGATGAGGCCCTGGGACTTGAGGAGCACCACATTAGCGACCGTCTCCTTGAAGTCCTCGGGGAGGCCGTCTTGCCATTGAATCCCGATCGATTCCAGCTTCTCGGCCCCGGTGGACCCCCGCGCGGCTTCAAATGCCGTGAACGTCTGGAGCTCGGCTCGAATGATGGGATCGACGACGAGCTTGAGCCGGTCCACCTTCTTCAAGGGGACGAAAAGCATCAATCGGAGAGCCGTCCCGGATATTTGGGCTCCGAGTTCAGCAGGCTCAAAACAAGCGGCGCAAGTCTCGGATATGATGTAGAGCTGCCGGATTAGGGCGTCAATTTCGGCGAACGCCCCGGAGAGCTGCCCGTCCCAAGTGACGTAACCGGGTGCGGCTTTGCCTTCCTCCACCGCGAAAGCCTTCCGCTTCCCGTCGAAAACCCAGGCCCCCGATTCGGTCTTGATGAACGCACCCGAATCCTCGTTCGCGTAGAACATCGGCTCGGAGTGGACGTCCAGGATCCGCCCTATCCGCGTCAAACGGGCTTCCATCCGCTTGACGATCGAATCCAGGTCTCTGTAATCGTCGATCAGTTTCCCGCTTGAGGTGTGTAGGTTCCGAACCTCAAATATTAGAGGTCGATCGACGCCCGTCTCTTCGATCGTCGGGGCCTCCCCCCCGCCCATGATATAGCCCGAAGCCGAGACGACGTACTCGCGGGTCTCGATTTGGCCGGGGCGGTGGATGCGAACTCGGAGCTTACGCTGCTGGATGTGATCGACGTATCCGAGATCTTCGAGCCAGGCGACGACGTGCTCTTTGGTTCGCCCGTATTCATCGACGACCCCGAAATATCGGCCGGGGTGGACGACCTGCAGCTTGACCATCCCATCCTCCATATAGCCCTCGATGAAACCATGCCCGAACCGCGACACGTCGATCTGGCGAGCGTGCTGGAGCTTCCAGTATTCGGTTCGGTCGATGAAGGCCGAAAGGTACTTCTGCTTTTTGGATTCGGGGTCTTCGTCTCCGATGGCGCGTGGGATCTCCCCGAACAGGAAGTCGGCCCAGAGCGTCGATATTCGGCGATGTAGGTTGAGGATGAGAATGATTTTGTTGTACTCTGCCGTCTGGCTGGAGAAGAGGTCGAGAAGCGCCCGGAAGACTTTCGTGTGCTCCCCATCGAAAAGGTGTTCGTTCTCTTCGTACCTCTGGAGCCGGTCCTTTTCCGATTCCGGTGGCCAGGGTTGGCCGACGGCGAGCGCGGCTTCAAGATCTCGAATCATATCATATAATCCTCATCTGCCTAAGTTGTTTTGCGGCTTCCCTCGCAGCGTAGCGGTTGCCGTCGCATATATGATCAGGAGATCCCGATCCGCCTTTCATGTACATATCAATCCCCTGTTGTTGTTTTTTCTCATCCCAGAGCAGATCATTAAATCCCCAGATAGTCTTTTCGCATTTTTCGTAAACCTTGAGCTTCCCCGTAGCGAAGAGGGTCGATATGTCCTCCAGGCCGGGCATGATCGAGTTGTCGGCTGCCCGGACGTGTGAGATATGCTGATGAGGAGATTGCTTAAGTTCGCGGATGAATCCGGCCTCCTCCGGGGGTATCAGGATCTTCGCGGCGACGGGCGATCCGTTCCAGTAGCAAAGCCGGGCGATGTCCTCGATATATTCGGGGTTCGTCTTTTGCTTGCGCTGGATAACCGAATCCCAGTAGAACTCCTGGATGATATACCAGACCCCGCCCGACAAACCCCACAACGTCGCGGCGAAGGGGTTCGCGGTTCCGTAGTCGGAACCGACGAGGTACATGGTGAAGTGGTCCGGAAGAGTCGAGACGACGTAACCTGCATCTGGCGACGGATCGAAGAATTGGAAGACCCGGCCCTCGGCTGCGACCCACAAACCAAGGATATTTCGGCGATAGAATACTGAGTTTTTCGGCCAGCGGCGTTCATATCTGGCGATCGTCTTGGGGGACAGGCTCAGGTTATCCGTCATCAAGAAATGAAGACGGAGGAGCCTCTTTTCCTGAAGCTTCTCGATGTAGTCGGTATAAAACCAGTGGGTGTAGCCTTGGGGGTTGACGTTGTACCACAATTTCGCGTCTTCGTGTGAACAGCGGCCTTCTGCGGTCTCGACAAAACTCTTCGGCATCAGTTCGGCTTGGTCGAAATAAAAACCGGCCCCGGTAAACCCGAGGAGGGGATCTTGTGACCGCTCGTTATTCCCGCCAAATAAATAAAAGTAATTGGTCCTGCTTCCTTTCGTCACTTCGAGCCGGGGTTCTTCTGATGATCTTACGTCTTTGATTTTGTAGTTTCGGCCCGGAAGGACCCGTTTTAAGGGGCCTATGACGTTTCGCCGGAGGGCTCCCAGGGTCTTTCCCGCCATCCCCAGGTTCTCGGCGTTGAACGTCGCCATCGCCCAGTCAACGAAGCTCACCGATTCGGGGAGAGACTTTCCCGCCCGGATAGATCCATCGAGAATTATACCATCATAATCAGAGACGCCGCTTTCAGGCATCCACCAGTTCATCACCATTCGCTGTTTGTGACTCAGCGGCTTCCATTGAAATAGCGGCGGCCTCTTCTTTCCAGTCATCTTCAGCTGTCAACCTCACGGCTTCCAGGTATCCATCGGGCTCAAGGTCGGCTCCGCCCGCCCCCGTCTCTTTCCGTCTCTGTTCCAGAAGCCGCTCGACCGCCGAGGTCCATTCCATCATGCCTTTAGGGTATCGGGATTTTGGCAAAATCGCTTTCAGCGTCGAGAGACCTTCATCTAGGAGCAAAAGGCGCTCTTCGGGGCCGAAGGTTGATAAATCAATCTCCGCGATAGTTTCAGGTTTAGGAATTGTAACCTTAGGTTGATAACCTTTTTTCGGAGGGCGGCCTTTGCCTTTTCGCGAATACCCTTCCTTCTTCGCGATTCTTGAGACCGTCGGCTTCTTCCCGCCATCGCCTAATCGCTTTGCAGCGATCTCTTCAAACGAAAGCCGTCCCTCTCGGAGATCCTCGATAATAGCGTTTCGGACTTCCGGAGGAAGAGGCGGCGGCATGTCATCAGTTCACCTTTCATGTCTTAATTTGGATTTTCGACCCACAAATCGGCCCCATCGGGCAATGTCCCGCTCGGAAGGTTCCGAAGGCTGGTAGATCTCCCTCGGCCTCATCCCGCACGTAGGACATCCTCCGTTCTGGAGGTCCCAGAAGATTATTTTACGGCAACGAGGACATATAAAATCAAGGATCTCCAGCCTCGCACCAAAAACGGGCTCCCAGTGGCGAGCTGTCGGGAGCGGAGGCTGGACGACCAACCCCCTGGAGTCTTGCTTACCGTCCGGTGGCCCGACGGGGTTCGGAATCACTGCCTGTATATAACATCGTTACGGTATATATATCTTTCCTCTAAATGCCTCTGCTGGAGGCGGATGGCATGGCAGCGGCGGCACAAGAGCACGCCGCCGCGTCGCCTCATCTCGGACTCGTCCACCGAGCGCATACACCCCCAGCAGTAGGCGATCATTCATGCCCCGGCCAATAGGCCACCGGCCTCCGGCCGCCGCGCCCGGGCTTCTTGATCCCGTGATGCTTGCCCCGCC